ATGCTGTAACCTTTGCTGACGACAAGGATGTTTTTGATGCTCGATGGGCTGCTAGAACTACAGCTAGAGTGGATTGGGATGCTATAGCAGGTTGGACAAAAGATGTAGATTATAACAGTCCTGAATGTAAGACAATAGAGCAAGAGCTTATTGACAGACCAACTTGGGCTTCTGGCAATGACCAGGTTTGGTTCTGGGAAGATTTTGAGGACAGGAGCACTCATGCTTCAGGTGCTCGCAGACTTGCCTATTCCTACGATGGCTCTACTACCTATTGCCCACAACTGGTGATTACTTATGCACTTCCCATAACCATCAGCAGTGCCGGTGCCATCGCTTCTGCCGAGGCGCTGGGTAGCCCGCAGGCGAATCTACGGCTGGCATTGACCGGCATCGAGAGCGGGGAGGCAATCGGCACGGTTCTGGTGATACCGGAGCAGTTTATCAGTCCTGACGGCATAGCTTCACTGGAGGCGCTAGGCACGGTTCTGGTGATACCGGAGCAGTTTATCAGTCCTGACGGCATAGCTTCACTGGAGGCAATCGGGGCTCTCATTCTGGCGAAGCAGGCCGTGATGCTGCTCAGTATCTACTGGCCGAGCCGGGACATCTCGGTGATGTGGCATGACCGCGATATCAAGGTGGTATTTAGAAATGAGCAATGATACTGAAACCATAGAGGTAAAAAAGGGAACTTACGGATACCGTTTAAGTTTCACCCTTTACGATGCCGATGGGGATGCCCGGGGATGCTCGGGCTATACCGCCGACCTGCGTTACTGGGCGCCAGGGGCTGCGGAGGCGGCATCTAAAGACCTGGAATGGACTGATGAAACCGCCGGTACCTGCTATTACAGCGTGCAGAATGGGGACTTCGATATCGCTGGTGAGTATCTCTACGAGATAGAACTGGAGAAAGACGGTACCAAAGACCCTGCCAAGACAGGACGGATAATCGTGATAGACCGGCCAACGGCTGACGCTTCATAAGGAGAAAGGTATGGCTATTAAAATAGCAACGGCGCCAAGCGTGGAAATATTAACCGTAACGGAAGTCAAATCACAACTGAAGCTGGACGACGACGACCACAGCGAGGACGCCCTGCTCAACGGACTCATTAAAGCCGCGCGGCAGCATGCCGAAGACGTCCTCACCTGGCGGGCCTTCATCACGCAGACATGGGAACTCTGGCTCGACAGATGGCCGGATAAAGATTACATAGAGCTACCGCGCCCTCCGCTCCAGTCCGTCACCAGCATCGAGTATTACGGTACTGATGATGCCGAGGCGCCCTTCTCATCGGATGATTACTTCGTGGACGTCAAGAGCGAGCCGGGGCGGGTGCACCTGAATTATGGAAAAAGCTGGCCCAGCGCCACGCTGCGCCCCGCCAACGGCATCTGCGTCACCTTTGTCGCCGGCTATGGCGATAGCGCCTCCGATGTCCCCGAGGACTTCCGCCGGGGGCTCCAGTTAATTATCGGCCACCTCTACGAACACCGCGAGGAATGCGTTATCGGCATCGCCGTCACGGAGATACCCCTTGGCGCCAAGGCGCTGCTGGGGGGAAAGAAGGCCTACTGATGCGCGCCGGCGAACTGAGAAACAGGCTCACCCTCCAGAAACCGACTTACAGCCGTAGCGGCATCAATCCGGAGCCTACCTGGGGGGACGTGGCCACGGTCTGGGGAGGCTTCCTGTCGCAGTCGGGGCGTCTCGTCTACGAGGCCAGGCAGAATGACAGCCAGGTGCAGGGGATTGCCCGCATCCGGTACCGCTCCGATATCTGCGCCGAATGGCGGCTCAAGTACGGCTCCAGGATACTGACCATCCTGTCCATCGTCAATGTCAAAGAGCAGGACCGCGAGCTGCTCATCCATTATAGAGAAAACCTGGACTGAATTAAATATTTAGCATGAAATAATAAAGCCCTCTCCGGAGGGTCTTTTCTATTTGGAGGCAAATGAAACCCTCAATCTATATCCCCCAGAAATACCTCGACCAGCTGGAGAAGAACTCCAACAAGCTCCTCAAGGAAATCGGCAAGAAAAAGTTCGGGCTCTTGCAGAAACAGGCGCGGCTGATACGCGACCGCATCAGAGCCCGGGCGCCCAGAGGCGAAACCGGCCTTCTCAAGAAAGCCTGCTATGCCAGGGCATATCCGGAGACGACGACCCGCCCCGCGGTAGCCTTCGCCGGCATAAGGCCCAGGAGGGCGCCCCACGCCCACCTGGTTGAGTTCGGTCATGCCGGCCCGCACCCGGCTCCGCCGCACCCCTTCTTCCGCCCGGCTGTGGACGGCTGCAGGGAAGAGGTCATGAGGAATATTCAGACCGGTCTCAAAAAGACCGTTAAGGGGGCGGTATAGATGCTCATCGAAGAAGCCCTGATGACGTATCTCCTGGCGCAGAGCGGCGTTACCGATTATGTCGGTCAGCGGATCTACTTCGCCAGGGCGCGCCAGGGAACATCAAAGCCCTACATCGTCATCAGCAAGATAGACAGCCCCCGCCCCGGTTCCCACGAGACCAGCGACCATCTCGCCCACCCCCGCTTCCAGCTCTCCGTCTTCTCGGCGACTTATGGCGAAGCCAAGAACATCGTCGAGGCCCTGCGCTCGGCATTGCAGGGCTATTCCGGGACGATGGGAGGCGAAGGCGGTGTCACGGTGGGAGCCGTCTTTTGCGACGACGAGACCGACCTTGACCCGGGCCAGTCCGGACCTTACGGCATCGCCGCCGACTATATCATCTGGTACCAGGAATAAGGAGGAATCATGCCTGTATGCCCGATATGCAAAGGCGCCGGGAAAATCGAGAAGCCGGTGAACATGCAGGAGAAAGCGCTCTTCGACTGAGAGGAGTGCGAAGGCACCGGTCTGGTGCCCGGCGACACTGGCGAGGAAATCCTTGACCGGCTCGACAGGATTATCCGGCTATTGGAGGAGATAAAGGAAAAATGAAAAGCATCTATTACCGCCAGCCCTATCACACCACCCTTGTCCGCAGAATCAAGAAGGACATCAACGACGCCTCCATGGTGCTCCTGGATGGCAGCGCTTCAAAATTCAGGAAAGCCGGAGCTATCACCAAGCTCATCAGGCTCGTTCCCGTCATCATCAACGATATACCCGAGCCGACGGTGGAGAATGTCGGCAGCACCAACCATGACGTGCGCATTCTTGTGGGTATTTACCAGAAGTTCTTCCGGTGTCTGAAGCTCCCGTCGCGCGTCGACTTCCTCAAGGCTTTCGTCAAAATCTTCATCATCTTTATGGCTACGGATTTTTACCGTCCCTTCATCAGGTGGTGGCTCTGGGAAATAAAGAAGAGCGACCTGAAGCCGCTCGGTCCCCTTGAGCCCGACCACCATTTCTGGGACGAAACACAGGAATAAATAACGGGAGGTAAATCAAATGGCCGCAGAAACAGTTCCACAATCAGGATTCGGCACCCAGATAACCTGGAACGGGCATGATATCGGCTACCTGCTCGATGCCAGTTACTCGGGCATCAGCGCGGAAACCATCGAGGACAGCAGCCATGAATCAGCCTGGAAAACGTATCTTGTCGGGATGCTCGACGGCGGCGAGGTAAACATCCCCATCCGCTATATCACGGGGGACACCACCGGGCAATCAATCATCTGGGACGACAGCAAGACTAAGACGGAGCGTGAGGTTATTATCACCTTCCCGGACGCGACCACGATGACCTTCGACGCCATCTGTACCAAGTTCGGCGATATCACCATGCCTTATGATGGTGTGATGGACGCCGTTATCGTCCTGAAGGTCACCGGCGAGCCGACATTCTCCGGGGAATAGTTGAGAAAAAGGAAGAATAAATAACGGGAGGTAAATCAAATGGCCGCAGAAACAGTTCCACAATCAGGATTCGGCACCCAGATAAGCTGGGCCGGGCATGATATCGGCTATTTGCTCGATGTCGGTTACTCGGGCATCAGCGCGGAGACCATCGAAGATAGCAGCCACGAATCGGCCTGGAAGACATTTCTTGCCGGCATGCTCGACGGCGGCGAGGTGAACATCCCCATCCGCTATATCACGGGGGACGCCACCGGACAGAAACAAACCTGGGCCGAAATCAAACTCCAAACGGAAGAGGAGGTTATCATCACCTTCCCGGACGCCACCACGATGACCTTCAATGCCATCATCACCAAGTTCGGCGATATCACCATGCCTTATGAGGGTGTGATGGACGCCGTCATCGTCCTGAAGGTCACCGGCGAACCGACCTTCTCGGAAGAATAACAGCTGACATAAAGGAGGAAAGATGGAAACGAAGACCAATCCGTCTGTAGAAATTGAAATCGGGGGAAAGCTCCGGCACCTCCTGCTCGACCTCAATGCCATGGCCACCTTCGAGGAGATTGTCGGCAAGAGCTTCTTCGACCTCTCCGAAACTGAGCACATGGGTGCCAGGGAGCTCCGCGCCTTTCTCTATGTCTGCCTGCTCCACGAAGACGATAGTCTGACGCTCGAGCAGGTCGGCTCCTGGATAACCATGGAGAGCATGGGCGGAATCGCGAAGAGGCTTACCCGGGCATTAAAGGCGGCCATGCCAGATAGCAGGGAGGGCAAAGATAACGCCCCTTTACCAAAAAAGAGCCGCCGTCGTGGCTGAGCCTGTGGTCCTTCGGGCGCTATAACCTGGGCCTTACCGATGATGAATTCTGGCGCCTGACGCTTGTTCAGTTCATGGCGTTGGTTGAGCGTTATGAAGCGCAGCAGGAGAGGTCTGACTATTATAATTCCCAAATCTGCGCTCTGCTGGCCGAACATATCCGCGACCGCAAGAAACGCCGGGAGCCATTCACGCCCCGGGACTTCATGCCGCGGAAGGAACCTCAACAGGCGAAATCCCCGGAGCAAATCAAAGCCCTTTTCAGGTTAATCGGCGGACGGAAAAAGAAAACGGAGAAGAAAGATGGCAAATGAACTGGCGAAACTTTTCGTAACCCTGGGGCTGGACGACAGAGAACTCCAGAAGAACCTCAAAAATATTCAGAAGAAGATGGGGGCCTGGGGGAAAAATATGGCTATCGCCGGCGGCGCCATGGTTGCCGGGGTTGCTGCCGTCAGTACCGCCTCGCTGAAGATGGCGGCGGACTACGACTCCGCCATGCGCGAGGTCAACACGATGATGCAGCTCGGCGAAGAAGCCTTCAAAG